CTTGAGAAGAAATTTCTCGCCCCCAGATGCTGGTCCCAAAAGGACCAGCAGAGCTGGATCAAAGATCAGTGATTAAATCCACTGACCGAGACTGTACCACCGTCCTACTAGCGTCAGAATAATAATGACGCGTGTTCGGCCTCTTAGAGTATAATTGTTACCATACTCTTCGACCGACACATTACGAAGTCGATCTAAAAATAGACCAACTTCCTCGGAACGCCGGGTTTTCCCGACTTCTTGGAACTGCCAGAAATAGTATCCTTCGATACCGTTCTTAGCAACTACCGGACTTGCCTCATCAAAGTTTCCCATGATGAAGCCGTCTCCTTTTCCGCTTGGACCAAAGATGCGTAAATTCCTTGGAACCGCTCGAAGCAGGGCCAACCAAGCACCTTTCAAAGACGCATCACAAGCAAGGTTACTAAGCCTTACATGCGACCACCTTCTTATGGTGTTCAATTGACGGTATAGTTCGAAAACATTCTGAGCAGCCTTTTTAATAAAGGCTGGTTTAATGTCGATGCCATCGTAATAATGTGCCCCGCAGCTCTCCCTGAACGGACATCTTCCTGAAAAGGATTTAGTCTTGTTCACTTTGAAACCGAGGAATTCACTAAACGACGAAAAGAGCTCGAAGGCAGGTGACGGCAAAATAACGTCATCACCATAGACACTTATCGTGCTTGTATCTAATTTAAGATACTCGCACACGCTATAAGCTGCAGCGTAAAAGACTAGTGACTCAAGCTCAAAGGTGAAGCCGTTCCCCATACTGGAGAACTTCTCCCACTTAAAATGCTTGCCTTCAAAAATACCGAAATGTGATCGACCAGCATCTAGTAGGGACACCCAATGAGATGGAAAACACTCACGGAGCATTCCTGCCGAAATGGTGTCGCTCGCAGAAGAGAAGTCAACAGTTGCCAGCTCTGAATCTTTCGATCCAGCTCTAGCTAATCGCTGATTAATTTCCTGCGAGTTTAGGTTAATCCCATGACCAAGAAGACGCCTACGAATCATAGAGCCAATCGCTTTTTGAAACCAGAGATTTAATCCTGGCTCAATTGCAATAACTCGGTCCGTAAACGCGTCCTTGGGAACAGTGACAATCTGATTGCCAATATCGAACGTTGGATAACCCAATTTTTGAAGATGGGCATTCCACATCGGATAGGCTGCTGGAAAGCAGTCAGCGACCAGATAATACAAGTCACGCGTTATCCCAGTTTCACACTGGAACTTATTGGTGGCCGTCGCCATTTCCCCTTTAATACGGGTAGTGACGCCGGGACCCCAGTTAGCCTCAGCAAAAAGCTCTTCAGGTGAGTAGCCAACCAGCACACTTGACACTTTCCGCATAAATGCGTTAAGCAAGTATACGTTAGATCCTCGATATTGTGGATCTAAGTCTAAGTGTGCAAATCGGCCATTCGTCTGCCTACAAAGTTCCTCCATAAGGAAAAACTTATCAATCGCCACTTGCTTCGTGTCAATGCCAGTATTTAGAAAATTGGCCTTCGACACTAACTTCGTAGCGGCGTAAGCATCACGACACTCCACCATCGTTAGATAGTTGAGCGGGTTGAAGTCCAACGACTTAAGTTGACCTGGATCATCTTTTAAGATGATATAGATCGCAAGAGACCGAGGACAATCAAGACCTATAAGAGCTTCCTGCATTGCTGAGAAAGTTACTGTCTCAGGAACGCGAAAAGCCAACGCCTCCGAAAGGAGACGTTTACTATACTTCTTAGAAGACATAGTAGTTCTCCGGTTGAGTACTATTGCTACCCTTAAGAGGGTACCCCGAACTTAAACGGGGCGTCGTTACAAAGCCGAAATCGGCTTAGAACGGCTTGTCGAGGATCAGTACCGCATTCGGGAGTGGACTACCTGTAAGATCGGTAGGCACATCGTCTGAGGCATTGATCGTGACGAAAAAGAGGCTCGCGACCTTTGAGAGAAAAGCTGTCCTCTCAAGGAGCGTACACCTCTCGGGCAACAGAAACTCAATGTTGGCAGTCAGATCGTAGGCTTTGGTAAAAACCGTAGCCGGCGGAACCTGCTCCAACACCGGTTGGACAAGCTTTACCTGAACTCTTGTCACACGAGACGTCTTGGTAGGCGCCCGCGATAACAGAGTCAAGGCTGGATACCCGATCTGGTTTCCACCAGACCGATCTACCCATTTTGCGACTCCCGATAGGTTAAAACCTTCAGGGTCAAAATTGCCGGGTGAACCAGCAACCGAGACATCAACTCCGATGGTAGCGCTTGTTGAGCGAACCATAGAGCCTAAGATGGAGCTCGTTTTGATTGTAGAGATTGCACTCATTGTGCATTACCTTTGCAATTGAATTACGTGAGTGAACAAAAGGGCTTGCGCTCACTTACCCGACGTCAACATCCGAGTAACTAGTGCTGCAGCATTAGCTGCATGAATGAACGAGAAAGGGCTCTTAAGCTGAGGGATCCGGTTTCCGGGAAAGGCAGTTAGCCTAATCCTGTTGACCTTCACTCTTTCGCCGTAGCATGCCCCAAATTCGTTCAGCACATAACTGTTAAGCGGATTTGGATCGGTGTGAACGTAAACCTCTTTCACTTTTTGGTAAACACTCGCCCTTGTGAAGTAGGTTTTGTATCCTGTCATGAACGAAAGGCCTTCAAATGCCGAAAAGGCATTCAGGGCCGGTCCAATAGGCAGGAGCCAGTCTACGACAAAGGAGAATGGGACAAGCTCCCAAGTTAAAGCTAAGGGAGAAGTAAGACCGAGTCCCGACATAGTCGCGATCAATTTAGAGTCAAGTTTGTAACGCACACCCATCCTACAGACAGTTGCAACCTTCTCGTAATAATAACGAGTACGGAAACTTCCATCTGGGTTGGACGCGTACAAGACTTTTCTCACAACATTGGTCGTCTTTCGTCGAGAAGCGGATACAGATACGATACCAGGATCTTTCAAGCCATAAGACTTGAACGCGGAAACACTAGCGTCTATATCTTGCAGAAAAGGAAGCCATCCGTATCGGTATTCTAGCCAAAGAGCAGCTAGAAGACTTACACCGGACAGACCGCCTCTCCTAAGCACGACTAGACCTGTTAAGAACGCGTTACTTCGTCTGGCACCGCCGAGAAACACGCGAAGAGCAGGGACGTTACCGCCCAGAATCAACGTCAAGAAAGTCTTAAAACGGGAAAAACTTTCCGTCATTAGACTGACTGTCAGGTGACTCTGCGCAACGTCTTCAGCCAAATTCGCGCGGGAAGGATTTATCTTCCCTGCTAACTTGTTAATTAGCAAGTTCTCATCCACTCCAAGGTGACCGAGGGGAATATCTGTATGCAAGAGATATGGGCTAGCAGTTGACGTGAAATTTACAAACCACGGCTGACCAGTCCATGTTTTCAAAGAATTCCAGTCACCCCGCTCGACGTTTACTAAATCTAAACTGTAAGCGTTTGGCAGGAGTTGACCTTTCTTCCTTAAAGAGACAAAACCAGGTGTTCGGACCGACGTATACGTACGTTCAAACGTCTTCTTTACCAAGTTGCTTACTATAGTGCAACCGGTTGGAAGGCAGTTTGACGTCTGATACACAATCGACTTAGTCTCTGGCGATGCTCTGAGGCCTTTCGTCCTCAAGTATCTCTTTGCAGAAGTGAGATTAGTAACCTGAAAATGCTCAGGCGTTTTCTTCCTAACCTCACTCACAGACGAGTTGATCGAATCAATGATCTTCTCGTAGGCACCAGGCCTCAGCGAAACAACAACTTTTCCTCTTTTAACAGAGAAATTTAGCTGCGAGCCAAAGCTTGTGGTGCTAACAACAGGCAATTGATTTTCGATCCTCCAAGACACTAACACAAAGGACAACTCATGACTCGTCGGCTCGAACAGGGCCGCTACTCGGTCCAGCAGCTCTCCTAAAGTCGATTTGACTAAAAGGAAAGTCCCAGACTTCCATAGCTGCGTTCTATACGAGAAAACGAGAATATAAG